TTACAAAATAAGAATATAATACAGAAAGTAAAAATAAATAATTTAAATACTAAAAATATACAGCAAAAAATTAGTACTAAAAATAAAATATTTAGTATTAAACAAAAAGAGATTAAAAAACAAATAAAGAAGGAGATTAAAAATGATGATAAGAATTCCAGCAGTGATATTAATAATATCCCTGGTACTTATAAACTTAAGCTTTAGTGGATGTAGTAGACAACCACAGGTAATTACTAAGATAGTTTATGTTCATACAAAATGTCCTAAATTACAAACATTTGATGTAAATACAACAAAAATTAAACCGTTAAATTTAAATTATAAGGTGATAAAGTGAAATGAAAAGACTTGCAGAAACTATAAATGAGAAATAATTAAATGTCTACAATAAATACAAATGGAACAGGTGGTGGAAAATGGTCTAGTAATGCTACTTGGAGTGATGGCATTTTACCTGCTAATACTGATGATATAATCATAGAAAGTGGTGATGTCCTAATTATTGATGGTAATTATGTAGCTGCAAAAATAACTAATAATGGGACTTTAAAAGCTTCTAGAAGTAATAATAACTCATTAGCTAATAATTATGTAGGAGGTGGCACAGTCGATTATGGAACTGTTTCTGACCCTATTCCGAGTACAATTACAGCAAAACTTTTACTAAATAATAATAGAAGTACAAATGCATGGACAACCTCTATGGGTATCAGCACTTTAACAATGATTAGTGCTAAATATAGGAAGAGGAACACCATTTTATCTCAACCCTGCTTGGCAAAGGACAATTCGATAGTAGTAGAAGACCTAACAGGCTGGGAAGTAGGAGACCAACTTTTACTTGCACCTAAATATACAATCTCTGCTCCCACTAATACAAATTATGAATTTGCTATAATCAAAAGTATATCAAAAAATACTATAACATTGAAAGCACCTTTACAATATGACCATGGATATACTGAGGCTAAATTTAAAAAAATAGGGGCTGTATCAAATATGAGCAGTAATGTTATTCTATCAGGACAATGGGATGACAGACCTCTTGGCAAGATAGCTTCTAATATATTCTATTTAGAGAATATAGCAGGCGAATATATGAATAACGCTGGGGATTATAGAGCAGCAACAATATATAGTTACAGAAGACCGGTCGGGAGTGTCATTGTAAAAAATTGTGGGTTACAATCTAATAATAGCAACGGAGGAAGTAGTGAGTCATTAATAACTGTATGGAACCAGCAAAACTCATCTTTAAATATGCATAGTATACTGCAAGGCAACTGTCTTTTTATGCACAAGAAGAATGGTTACGGAGGCTCGAGAGCTATAACATTTAAAGATTGTCAAGGACAAAATGATGTACTTGATACAAATACATACACTATTAATGGAGCACAAGACGGTATTGTTGTAAATAATTCATTGGTTAATTTCAAAAATTTCAGAACATTTAATGCAGGCAGTAGCGCTACATTAGAACAAAGTGTTGGGTCAAATATAGAAAGTGGTCAATTTGCAGGAAGTAGAAATGGATTATATGCTAACTCATTAGCAAATAAAATAACAGATTCTTCAATATATTTCTGTGATACAATAGCTCAAGCACCTACTATAAACACTTCACAAGTTATATTTAAAAGATTAGATGCTGTTAATATAAAAAATAATACATTCATAAATAAAGATAGCGAAACTTTTGTAAAGTCTTTTGATGAAGGGGGCGACCTTAATGCTCAAAAGGTAGTAATAGCAGGAGGTGTATTATCAAGAGATACTACAGTATTCAAAACAAAAGTAGCGAGTATAAAACTAGAACCAAATTATGATAACATACCATTACCTTATTCATTTAACTTTTTTGTAACAGCAAATATTACTTACACAATAGTTTTCTCAATTAAAATAACTAATTATTCAAGTAACGCTAATTCATCTATGGCTGTAGTAGGTTCTCAGACAGTTATTATAGATACGACTAAAACAGGATGGCAAACTTACAATATTAATTATACACCTACTGCATCAGGAAATATTAATTTTGTTTTAAATTCTTTTGGCATAGGAACGATATTAAACATTGACGATGTTTTCATTAATGGTACAGCAGTAGATATAGGTAGTAAAGAATTTGTAGGGGGAACCGGTGTATCTACTTTAATTGATATATTTGATACAGCTTTAACTATTAGGAATAAAAACATCATAGATGGTACAAGAGTACAACTATATAATATAACTCAAGGCAAAGAGATAGATAATTCTGTAGTTGCAGGAGGCAATGGGTATTCTTATGTTACACAGCCTAATGCCTCGTTAAATATAGGCGATATTATTAGAATGAGAGCTTGCTGGCAATCTGGTACAAATGCTATGTTACCTATACAAGTTAGAGCAATACTTACAACAAAAGGTATAGATTTTATCGATAAACAAGAACCTGATGTAAAACATAATCAATTAGGTTATGATGGTAGTAAAATAGATAAGGTAAATAACCCTACAAGTGGGGAATTAATAGCTGATTTTACTAATATCAAAATAGATGTAAAAGACCCAAACAATATATTCGATAGTAGAAAAGCAATAGCCTGGTGGAGATATATCACAACAACTGCTATGGGTATATCTTATTATGATCCATCTCGTCTTATATATAACCCAGATGTTTTTAACATCGTAATAGATGGAAATATACAAATAAAAAATATAAAAAATGATATATTAACTATAACTAACGGAGTATGGACTAAAACAAATGGTAAAAGTATGATAGATAGTTCTTCTAATACAATAATATGGGTACCCAATAATAGAGTCTATACAATTGAAATAGGAGGTAGTTCTCTAACAAATAAAGAACACAATAAACTTATGTCATTAGAGAATTATAATGATACAAATATAGTACAAAAATTACAAGACCTTATAGATATAGAAAAAGGAGAATGGTTTATAAATAATAATCAAATGATTTTTTATAGAATAGATGGAACTGAAATGATGAGATTTAATTTATTTGATAAATATGGAGAACCTTCAGAAGTAAATATATTTAAACGAGAATTAGCATGATAACTAAAGGCTTTACTAATAATACATTACTTACAAGAGGTATTGGCAGTTGGATAAAAAGAGCTTATAGAGAAGCAATTCGATTTATAACTAAAATAACAACAAAGGTATTGTATGATATTAAAATATAATAACAAAATAATAGAATTTATTAAATATATAATAACAATACAAAGAAAAAAACTTTTTGCAAATAATATGACAATGATAGTATATTCAAATATGAATATAAATAAAGTATTAAAATTTAAAACAGATTTAGTTATAGAGGATATATAAAATGGAAGAAAATATAGTATATGTAGGAGATACTGGAACAAAATTATTATTTGATATAGGAATAGATAGTAATGAAGTTAAAGAAGCTTATTTACGAGTTAAAAATCCTAATAATGAAATAGTAACATGGGTTGCAAGTCCAGTACCAAATTCAACTGAAATAGAATATATATTAAAAGCACAAGATTTATCAGTTCCTGGTAGTTGGGTAATTCAGCCTCATATTACGCTTGCATCTTGGAGTGGATATGCTAGTAAAGTAACATTAGATGTCAACAGCCCAGTATAGATGATAAAATTTAAATTATAAGGTGATAAAATGATAGATAAAATAAAAACTAATAATATTGGTAATAAAGTTGTACTTTCAATAAAAGATTTTAAAGATTTAGTAAATAACTATAAACTATTAAAAGAAAATTGTATTAAGTTACAAAAATCAAATGATTATCTTAATAACGAAATACGAAAGTATAATAAAGAATTTACAAGTAAAAAAGATACAGCGAATGATACAAGTAACTAGAACAGATATAAAATGGGGATTGAGATATTTATTAATAGCATTTATATGCTATATAGTTTGGTATGTGCTGCAAAAGCCATTTCTTGAAGAAATAAAATCATGGACTGATATAGGAAAAGGTATTATTTATACACCTCTTTTAGCAACTCTTGGATATTTATCTAAATGGAATTGGACAACGAAGCCATCTTAGTTTTTTAAATAAAATATATTAAAAATACAGGAAAAAATTATGAGTATAGAAAATATAGATATAAATGTTTTATATCTATCGATTATTGTTTTATTATTTGCTTTGCAATATAGCATAAAAAATATAAAGTACTTTTGCACTTTATATCCTATTTTATTTGGATTTATGTTATTTACACAAGTATTTTTTATAGCAATAGAATATTTTCATTTAAGTAAAATTTTTATTAATTTTAATAATTTAACTTATGATTTAGTTTTTTTACTTATTCCTATAATTTTAGTTAGTTGTAAAAAATCAGAAAAAAAGAAGGGTAAAATGCCATATAAACATTTAAATGATACACCAGAATTTAATACATTATTTGTATTATTTTTAGGAATATGGGGTGCTATTATGAATTATATAAAAAGAAAAAATGATAATTATAATATTTTTAAAAAAATGGGTTTATTTATACTAGATGTTATAACTAGTGGTGGTATTGCAATTATAACGTATTTAGTTGTATATGGATATACTGGAAATGAATATTTAAGTGTAGGTATTAGTGGTGTATTTGCACATTTAGGTACACGAGCATTTTATATTTTTGAGCAAGTTATATCTCAAAAATTAAATATAAAATTGTAAAATTGTAAAAATTAAGTATGATTAATTCACTAAATACATCATTAGCAAAATCTTCAAATTATTATGCTGTTATTTCTAATGAAAAATTAAAATCAATAAAATATTATTTACAAAGTATAAGTACACCTACAATAGATTTACAACCATTAGAAGTAAGATCTAAATTAGCAAAAATAAGTCAAGTGGGTGGTTCTTTAGAATTTTCTCCAATTAATATAAGAATAATAATAGATGAAAATTTATATAATTATACATCACTTCTTGATTTAATATTTGATACTATAAATCAAGAAACTGGAGAATTAAAAGATAATAAATTTAATGTAGATGTATTTGCACTTTCTAATAAAGGTAACCCTATTATAAATTTTAAATATTCTGATGGCTATATTTCATCTATATCATCAATTGAATATAATGATATGGGAAATGATGGTACTATGCTAACATTAGATTTACAATTCGTATTTACAAATTTTACTTATACAATTTTAAAAGATAAATTAGAATATAATAATTCAGTACCTGGAAATGAATTAGATATACTAAAAAATAACAATAAAAATGTGACAATAAAGGAGGTATAAATGACACTTATAGATAAAATAAAAAGTGAATTATTTAATATAATTAAAAGAAATGAAGGATTTTATTCTGATGATAAATCAGATAAAGGTGGTGAAACTGTCTATGGAATATCAAGAAAAAATAATCCTAATCTTGATTTATGGAAAACAATAGATGATTATAAAAAAAGAAATTCAATAAAATCTTTAGAAAATAATGATGGTATAATAAAAGAAGTTAAAGATTTTTATTATGAAAATTACCAAAAATATTTTTCAATTATTCCAGAAACACCAAATACATTTAAAAATCTTAAATTAAAATTATTTGATGAAGGTACTAATATTTGGTATCCTACTGTATGTGAAAAATTACAGGAAGCAATAAATGTTCTTAATTCTCCTGAAAATAAAATATCTGTAGATGGTGACATTGGACCAGAAACTTTATCATATATTAAAAAATATAACCCTTATGATTTAATAAGAATTATGATAGTATTAATATCTTATGGCAGAATTAAATCAATGAGAGCTAAAAAGAAAAAAACAGAAATAATGGATAAGAAAAAATATATGAAAGGTTGGATTAGAAGAGATTTTATCATGTATTAGGGATCTTAAAATGATCCCAAGTTTTTTCCCAAAAGTTTAAATAAAATATAAACATTTACTATTTGTGAGACTTATATTAGTTTATCAGCCTTGCTTCTATAAGTCTCACAAATAGTAAACAAAAATCTTTAAGGGCTGTTATAATGAATAAATATATAAATATCTCAAAATTTAATCTTCGTTTAATGAAAGTTATGATATAATAAGCTATGAAAACATCCTATGCATACGTACCGAATATAAATTTTATTAATATAATATTATCTGAATTAAAGGGTAAAATAAATAATCCTTTGAACATAAAAAATAGTATTAAAGGTATGCTTGATGTTTATAAAATATATAATTCTGAATTAAGTATTTCTAAATATGATGGCAATTATATTCTATCTACTTCATATAAAAATAAAAATATAAGATATTATAAATCAAATAAATCAGTAAGAAATGTATTCAAAAAACTTTTTAGTGAAGTACATACAGGTAATTCTATTGATGGTAAAGGTTGTAGTACTTTTGCTAAATCAAAAATATTATCTGATAATGTATTAGATAATATTGTTGTTAAAAATTCTGAAGATAAAATAGTAAGTATAGTATATGATTTATATACTAATAAAAAAGATCTTAAATGGTATAAGAAAAAATATCAAAAAATTATATCAAGAAAACTTAAATCTATAAATAAAAAATTTATTTATAGTAGTACTGAGAACAAAATAATTAATATTAATAATTTTAAGATAAATTATGAAGCACCTATTATATGTACTGATAATAAAGAAAATATCTTAGATTCATTAAATCCATTGAATTCAAAAAAAAGAGATGAATTAATACCTTTTTATAAATTTAATGTAAGAATGTGTGATATAATAAATTATCAGTATACTTCAGATTCTTTAGTAAATACTTTAAAATTAATGAATAACCCATTAACACCTGAATATATGGAAGATATGTTTGAGATATCTTTAGAAATTAATGATGAAAAATACACTAATCCATATAATTATAATTATTCATCAAATCAAGATAAAATAGATGCTATTAATGAAATTCAAAAAAATAATAATAATTCTAATAAAGTAATTTATCCTACTAAATTTGATGGAACAATTTTTTATAGACCAGCTAATTCATCTAAAAAAACAGCTATGGAATATTTATTAGAATTAGATAAAGAATTAATATCTAAATTACATGATATTAAAAAACATGAAATGGTACATGAATTAGCTGTATTAACAAATAAAAAATTATATGGATATACTTATGAATATAAAAAAATTCACGATATTTTTGAATTACCTGATATAGATACAGCATCTGAGAACGAATTAAATTATATTATAGAGAAATTTAATATAAATATAAATACTTTTACTGATAATGACATTAATAAGTATTTTAATAAACAAATTAAGTATACCCCCAATGATTTAAAAGAAATAAAAAATAAACTATTAAATACAGTACTTACTGGGTATAGAATAATATTAAAAAAAGTAATAAATAATAAATTCAAAACAAAATCAATGAATAAAATTAATGATATAGAATTTATTAAGAATAATTCATTAGCTAGTTTAAAAGAAAAATCATTAAGCGAATTAAGTAATATTCTTAGAGTAATAAAAAGAATAATACCTAATGAAATAAAAGAGCATATAATAGAATTTAATAAATTCCAAGATACAAAAGATAAAGTTCAATATGGTAAAGAAATTATATTAGTATTAAATAAACTATATAATAAAAAAATACTGAATAAAAATGATAAGTATAATTTAATTAAGTTATTTATTAGTGTTAAATTAATAGATTTTCATTCTGAAGTTAAATGGACAAAAAAAGAAAAAAAACTTTATAGAGAAAAAAAAGCTATAGAAAAATTATGTTCTTTAATAAATCCTGTAACAGGAGAAATGATAATTAAAACAACATTATCAAAATTTACAAATAGAACTTATTATATTTTTAATCAGTTACCTAGAAGAGTTAGAAAAACACTAATTAAAGATAATTTCACATCATTTGATCTATCTAATTCAGCTTATACTATAATACATGATGAATTCAAAGATAAAGATTTCTGTACAGATTATATAACTAAATATTATAATAACAGAAAAGAAATAATAAAGTATACAGTTAATAATATAATAAAAAGAATTAATGTAGATATAGATAAAAAAACATTAAAATATATTCTTTCAAGAGCTGCTAAATTTCATTTTCTTAAATTAATATCTAATGGTGTTAAAACATCTAATAATGCATTTTTTGAGCTAATAAAAGAAGAATTTAATTATTTTGAACTTAAGAATTATGAAAAAAATGAAATACAAGAAGCTATAAAAAAAGAATTAGTATTAAATGAATTTAATAATAATCTATCTAAAGAATTAAATGCAATTAATACTTATTTAGAGTCTAATAATAATACTTTATATCCATTCAAATCTCTTAATCATTTATTTACAACATTAGAATTTAACAAATTAAATAATGAATTAAAAAACAGAAATTTAAAATATGATGAAAGTAAAATGATAAGAATACATGATGAAATAATATATTTTAATGATGTATCAATATATTCTAATAAGAATTCTAATAATTCAGTTAACTCCGATAAATCCTTGAACTCCGATAAATCCTTGAATAAAGATGATATATTAAATAAATTCTATAATGAAAATAAACATAATAATTTAGATATTGAATTAGATGATATTAATGAATTCTTTAATTTTATTGACAGAAAAAATTCTAAGGATAAGAATGATGTCAATCATTCTTGTCCTTGTGTTCTGAAAACAGCTGATTTATCTGATGATTTCAGAACACTAAGCTGTAAACCAATTCAACCTACTAATAATATCATTTCTTCCCTTAAGTTCTCTTTAGACACTGACAGTAAAAACATTAATAATATTAATGTACTGTCAATATCTAAACATATAAATTCATTTCATGAATTTATATGCAAATCCAATACATTGAATCTTCAATTCAATGTATCGAATTTTCATGTATATTATCCATTTTCTTTTAATTCAGTTAATTTAATTAATCCAACAACTCCAGTTAATCCAGTTAATTCAATTAATCCAGTTAATCCAGTTAATCCAATTAATCCAACAACTCCAATAACTTCAATAACTGTTAATAGTATATTAGCTGCACTCGGATTTATTGATAGTAATATAAAAGAAATATTAAATAATAAAACTAATAATATTAAACAAAATACTATATATTTTTATAAAAAATTAGATATTTTCTCAGAAAAGAGTATATTTCAAGAAAATAGAAGTGCCTATATAAAATAGAAAGTTTTAATGAATACCTCTATTTAATGCAGATTTAATATGTTTTATGATATAATATAAAATATACAGTAACATATTACTTTATTTAGATTTAGCTTCTGGGTGTCACCAGATGCTCCAGAGATATAAAAAAAAGGATACGCAATGGAAGATTTTGAAGTTGTTTTTGATAAACTTAAAGATCAAGCTGAAAAAGATTTAAGTACTAATAAAGATATAGAATCTATAACTAATTTTTTATTTACATCTGGAATAAAAATGCATAAATATTCAAAATTATTAGCTCGATTTACAAAGGCATATTACGAGCTTGAGAATGATTTAAATATCAAGTATAAAGAATTATATATGTATTATAAAGTTGATTTTGATATAAAATTAGAAAAAAATGAACTTAAAATGTTTATAATATCAGATTTAGAATATATCAATATACAAAAAAATATACAACAATATAAAATTTTAATAGAATACATAGAAAGAACTCTTAAAGAGTTAGAAAGTATGAATTGGAATTTAAAAAATGCAATTGAATATTCTAAACTTACAGGAAATATAATATGAAAATTTCAAAATTTAATGAATCATTTGTTAAAATAAGTTTTAATTTAGATGAATTAGAATTTAAAAAACAAATATATAATTATTTTTCTGAATTTGTAGATGGCTATAGATTTATGCCACTATATAAATTAGGTATTTGGGATGGTAAATATAAATTTTTTAATTTTAAGAAAAATCTTTTAGGTATAGGTTTATTAGATGATTTATTATCATTTTTAGATAATAATGAAATAGAGTATATATTAGATATAGAAGATGAAAAGAATGTAAGTAAAGATACGATTAAAGAAAGAATAGATTCTATTATTAAACAAGCAGAGTTACCATTTAAACCCCGAGATTATCAATATAAAGGTATAATAGAAGGTATATTTAATAAAAAATGTATACTTGTTTCAGCAACTTCTTCAGGTAAATCATTAATGATATATATTATTATGCTTTACAATTTAAAATATAATCAAGGTTCATCTTTGTTAATAGTACCATCTATTAATCTTGTTGAACAGATGTATGCTGATTTTATTGACTATGGAATAGAAAAGTATAAAGCTAATACAAATACAGATATTGAAATAAATAGAATATATTCTGGTACAGTTAAAAATTTAGATGCTGATATTATAATTAGCACATGGCAGTCACTAATGAATAAAGATATTACAAGTGAATTAATTACTAAAAATATATCTACAATATTAATTGATGAAGCTCATTTAGGTAAAGAAGGAAAAAAGATTGGTGAAACTGTACAAAGTGTTAATGCTGAATTTAAAATAGGTACAACAGGCAGTTTACCCCAATCTAAAATAGATTTATATCAAATTAAAGCAATTACAGGTAAAGTAATAAAAATTATATCATCAAGAGAATTAATAGAACGTGGTTATGCTACTGACATAAAAATTACAGCTATATATTTGAAAAGGAGGGATACTGAACTTTGTAAGAGTATTAAAGGATTAAAATATTTTAAAGAAGAACAATATATTTGTTCTGATATTAATAAAATAAATTTTGTTATTAAATTAGCTATTAATATGGCTAAAAAAGGAAATTCATTAATATTTTTTAGAAACGTAAGCTATGGTAAAAAAATAGTAGAAGAATTAGAAAAATATAATGAATTAAATAATATTAATACAAAAATATATTATATAGATGGAGGTGTTAAAGGTGAGGTTAGAGAGAATATTAGAAAATCCCTTGAATCTGAAAATGGTGTAATTACTGTTTGTTCATACAAAACATTCTCAACAGGTGTTAATATAAAAAATATTCATATAGGTATATTAGCTCAAAATGCTGGTAAATCTAATATTAACTTAATACAATCTATTGGTAGATTTTTACGACAGAATGCCAATAAAAAAATTGCTTATTTATATGATTTAGTAGATGATTTTAGAGTTAAAAATCCAAAATCTAAAAAAGTACATACTAATTTTGCATTTAAACACTATTTAGATAGATTAGCAACATACCGTGCAGAAAAACATTTTATACACGAAAAATCAATTTACATTTAAGGAGAAACGATGGAACTTATAAAAAAACATGAATTCGATGAAATATTGAAAAATAAGAATGTTAGTATAAATAAGGATATTACATATAGCTTAAAATCAAATGAATCGTATTATCTTTATGAAATAGATAATGATATTTATATAGAAGGAATTTTATCAGGTGCTGTATTTAAAGTATCACCAGAAACAGTTAAAAAATCTATTGTAGAAGATACTGTAGAAACTAAAATAAGAAAAAAATCTATAACACAAAAAACACAAAAAACACCGAAAATAACAGATGAAATAAAAGCTCTTATTTTAAAATATAAATCTGAAGGATTAACACCATCTAAAATTGGAAGAAAATTAAAAATAAAAACTATTGATATTAGAAAAGTTTTAGAAGAAGGATAAACATTAATGATTAAATCAAAATTACCATTGAATATCTATACTCTTATTAAAAATTTAGACATTCAACATACAAATACATATATATTTCAAAAGAAAATAAGATTATTAGAAAAATTTATAATTTTATTAGATAAAAAAAAGAAATATAGTGTGTCTTTAATAGCTTATATAAATTTAATTGTATATATTAATAAAAATTTTTTAGATCAATTTATTGATGAAAATTTTGTTAATTTTATATTTGATGACGAATCTGCTAGATTGTGGGAAAGGATAAAAACTACTGAATTAAAACAATGGAAAAAGAAAGTTTAATCTCCTTTTAATGAAAGTTATGATATAATATATTATTAAAACAAAAAGGAAATATAATGGCAAATTATATAGATGATTTAAAGTTAACTCAATTATTAATTAAAGAAAAACAAATATTATATTCTGATATATTAATAGATGAAGTAGTACATAAATTAGAAGATGTTTCAGATATTAATAATATTAAAATTAAATATGATAATAATGTATTAAATAAAAAGTATATTACTAAATTTAATAAAAAATATATAAGGGTTAGTATACCAGTAAATATACTTACTAATGATGAAATAAAAAATAGAAAAACAGTTCTAAATATATTTAATAATAAAAAATTAATTCTACAAAAATGTAATTTAAAGTATATTGCATCAAATGAATTAGGAAAATATTTTTTAGAAATAGAAGAAAATATACTTAAAAAATCAAATTGGAGAAATTATTCACAAGCATATAAAGATGAGTTAATGTCATCAGCAAATACATTTTTTGCTAGATATTGGTGGAAATTTGATCCAATTAGAATGAGACTTAATTATACATTAGAAAAAGGTAAAAAAATACTTAAAGAAAAAATAGAGCATAAAGGTGCTTTTTTATATTTTACGTCATTAGCTTATTCTGGTAATTTAGCTGGTATAAAATTTCTTAATAAAAGTAAACAATCTAAAGAAATTTCAGATAATAAAAATACAAAACGTGATATAGATATATTATGTGAATTATATAATGGAAGGGACCAACCAATATATGTTTAAGATTAATGGAGATGTTTTATTATTAACAGATATACATTTTGGAAGAAAAAATTATAGATTAAATATTGTAGATGATACAATTAAATTTTATAAAATGGTAATAGATAAATACAAAGTAAAAAATATAATAATTCTTGGTGATGTTTGGCATAATAGAACATATATAGATTGGTTTATATTTAATAAAGTTAATGAGTTTTTTAGATATATTAAAGAAAAAGATATAAATGTAACAATTTTAATAGGAAATCATGACTCTTATTATAAAAGTACAATATCTATTAATTCATTATCATATTTAAGAGATATGTTTAATTTTAATATTATAGATGAAGATACAGAATTTATTATAAATGGTAAAAAAGGCTTATTAGTACCTTGGATCCCTGAAATAAAATTTAAAAAAGACCCTTCTAAGTATGATATAATATTTGGTCATTTTGAAATTAAAGGAGCACCTTTAACAAAAGGTATAAAATCTGAAGGCGGAAATAATAAGAATATTTTTAAAAATACTAAAATAATTTCTGGTCATTATCATATAAAGTCTGATATGTATCTTGGAACATCAGAACAACACGATTTTGGTGATTTTAATGAAAAGAAAGGAGTTCATATATTAAAACCTAACTTTGAATTAGAATTTATTGAAAATAAAATAGCTCCAAAATATATATACTTATATATAAATTCAAAAAAAGAATTACCTATTAGAATTGAAGGAGCTTTTACAAAAAAACAAAATTTTAAAACAATTGAAGAGTTATATAAGTATTATAATTTTAAAAATGATATTATAAAAATAATATTAAAATATGATGATAAATTAATTCTAAATACTGTGAGAGTATTTATGAATATTGAAAATATAGAATATATAATAATAGATGAAACAGAAGAGCTCCTTAAGAATATTTCATTAGAAAAATCAATTCATGATGATAAAGTTGATATTATAAGTATTATTAATAATAAAGATTTAGATACTAATACAAAAGAAATATTTAATGAATTATATAAAGTAGCTCTTGATAAAATGGAGTAATATGCTAGTATTAAAATCAATAGAAATAAAAAACTTTAGAAGTTTTGGTAATTCACCAGTTACATACGAATTTAAGAATGGAATGACATTAATTAAAGGTCATAATAGGGAAGGTAAATCTTCTACTATGATGGCTATTACTTATGTTCTTTTTGGTAAAATAAAAAACATTAAAATAAATGAGTTAATAAATTCTACAAATTCATCTAATTTATTAGTTAAGTTAATATTTGAAAAAAATAATATAGAATATAAAATTATTAGGGGTGATTCACCTAAAATATTTGAAATATATAAAAATAATGTAAAAATAGAATCTAATAATAGAATTCAAACTGAACAAGAATTATTAGAAAGAGATATTCTTGGAATTTCTTATGATACCTATACTAGATTAATTTCACTTGATAGTACATTAATAGCAAAATCTTTTTTTACAATGTCAAAAAGTCAAAGAAAAAATTTTTTAGAAGAAATATTAGATATAAAAATTCTTTATTATTTATTATTAGAAAGTAAAGCAAGATATAATATAGTAAGTACTAATAAAGTAGAAAAAGAATACCAATATAAAAATATTATAAATGCAATAAATCAAGAGAAGAAACATATTGCTGAAATAAAAAAAATAAATGAAGATTTAAAAAATTCAAGAAATTTTAATATAGATAAAATAAATAGTAATATAATAGAATATAATAATAAAATTAAAGAATTAAAAATATTACTTCAAGATATAGAGGAATATACTAAAGAATATAATACTCTAAAAACAGAAATTTTTAACCTTAATATTAAAAAAAGTAATTTAATTAAAGAAGGTAAAAAATTAACAACACTGTTTAAGAAAAAAACTACATTAAAGAAAACATTTATCAATTGTATAGGATGTTCTAAATTAGACTCTATAGTTAATATAAAGATAGATGATGATACTATAAACAATGTTAAATCAAACATCACAGGGATTAAGCAGAGTGTCCAGGAGGTAATATCTGATATAGAAGTAAAGCAAAATAAAATAAATGATTTAGAAAAAAAAATTAATAATAAATACAATATACAATCTAATATAGATAAATATAAATCACTCATAATATATAATGAAGATGAACTAGTTAAAATAAAAGAATACACTATATGGAAAGAAGATACGTATAAATTAGATAATTACATTGAAGAAAAAAATCAAATTCAAGAAGAACTAAGGAAAATAGAAAAAGATAGAAAATCATTAGAAATAATTAATGAATTAGTCTCAGATAATGGAATTAAAAAACAAATATTTATAAAATATATACCATTATTTAATATGTATCTAAATAAATATTTAGAAAAATTCGGTATACCATATAATATAGTTTTTAATGAAATATTTGAAGTTAAAATATTAGAAAGAGGCATAGAAAGAAATTACATGAGTTTTTCTGGTTCAGAAAAATTGAGATTATCATTAGCTGTTATATTTTCTTTTATTAAATTAGTAGAAGCTCGTAATAGTTTTTCAATAAATATTTTACTTTTAGATGAACTTGTAGATTCAGCATTAAGTAATGATAATGTTGGGTTAATTCTTGATTTTTTAAAATATAATTTTAATAATAAAGAAATTATAACTATATCTCATAGACAGCTTGACAAAGAGTTTTTTGATCAAATTTACGAAATCAAAAAAGAAAATAATTTTACAAAAATTACTAAAGGGGAATAAATGAATTTATTGAAAACAAACACATCTAAAAATTCTACAACAAAAATTAAAAAAATAGTATTAAATAATACCCAGGAATCTTGTAAAAATGTTATATTAAACAGGATATATTTAATATCAAAGGAATACAATATATCATTAATAGATAGTATTATTGAATACTCTATCAAAACTGATACTGAATTAGAAGAATTAATTGAAATTATAAAAAATGATAATAATTTTATTAATATCATAAAAAAAGAAGCTCAAGAATTACATTATTTAGAAAAAGATAAAATTAAATCTCTTTTTTAAACTATATTTAAAGTAAAAAATGATATAATTTTGAAAAAGGAATAGAAATGACTCGTGAAGAAAAATATCTTAATATCGCTTATAAATTAAAAAAACATTTTTCTTTAAACAATTATAATTATTCTGATAAAAACATATATATACCAAAAATAGAAAGGATAATTTGCAGTCAATTATTAAGCCCATATTTGTTTAGAAAAACGAATAGAACTATTAATACTTATTTAGTATACATAATATTTCTAAATATTAAAAAAGATGCAAAAACAGTTATTGAGTCAAAGGCTTTTTATATGTTTTCTAGAGAAATATTAGATATAAAAAATATCATAAAAAATGATGTTAATAAATATTCTTGTTTACCAACAGATGATATAATAAATTTAGTTTATTTTAATAAAATAAATCCAATATCAGGAGTATATATATTAAAAAAGAAACCTGATGCTAAAGATAAAATTAAAGAATCAGAAGTACTTTTTTATTTATTCTATAAAATTATGCAGTTAATAAAAATTTTAAAAATTTAATCTTAGTTTAAAGTAAGTTATGATATAATATAATATTAAAAGGATAAATCAATGATAGAAGAAAAATTGTTAGTTGAAAAATATAGACCTAAAGTATTAAATGATATTATATTACCATCACGTATTATAAATCCTATTAAAGATATGATAGAAAAAGGTGATATTCCAAATTTAACATTTTATGGTCCTGCTGGTTGTGGAAAAACAAGCTTAGCAAAAATTATAATAAAAGAGCTCAATGCTGACTTTATTGAAATTAATGGTTCTCTTGATACATCTATAGATATAATTAGATATAAGGTTGAAAAATTTGCCTCAAGAGCATCATTAGTAGGTAATCCAGTAAAAATTTGTTTTGTAAATGAAGCTGATGGATTATCTTCAGCAGCTCAAAATGCTTTAAAAAATATTATAGAAAAATATTCTAAAACTGTTAGATTTATATTTGATACAAATTATAAAGATAAAATTGTAAGTCCCCTTTTATCAAGAACAGGTGGCGGAATTTCATTTTCATTTTCAGACAAAGAAAAATTAAAAATGATTAAAATATATTTTCAATCACTTCTAAAAATATTAGATAAAGAAAATATAGCGTATGATAAAAAAGAAATAGGTATATTAGTTAAAAATTATTTTCCAGATATGAGAAATATATTAATGGTAATTCAATCTTCTATTATAAATAATGAAGTTGTATTAAAAAATGAATCTGAAATGATAAAATATAATGAATTAATATCTTCTATGAAATCGAAATCATTTCCATTAATTAGAAAATCTGTTCAAGAAATATCTAATTATGATAATGCTATAATACATTTGTATAATATAATTGATAAATTTATTGATACTAAATCTATTCCTGATTGTATTATTATATTATCAGAATATGCATATCAAACAAATATAAGTATATCAAAAGAAATAAATTTTTTATCTTTAGTTATAGAAATTATGAAACAATGTAAAATGAAAGAAATATAATGAAATCATATGTTAGAGTTTTTCCTTATAAAAATAAAATAGTCAGTATATATTATAAAGATGGTGTAAGACATATTGATGAAGTAAAAAATTATAAATTTGAATATTTTACTGAATCTGATGGAAAAGATTCAGATTTTCTTGATTATAAGACTAGATCAAAAAAATTAAAAGTAATTGTTAATAATTCTATTAAATCATATAGAGATTCAATTAATAGATATAAAGAATTAAATTTACCAATATACTCTAATGCATCTCCAGAAGATCAATATAGATTTAAAGAATTTTCTAATGATAAAGATAATAATTTACATTTATCATATTTTGATATTGAAACTGGATTTAATGGTACAATAGTATTACCAAGCGGTGAATTAAAAAGAGGCAAAGGTGGTTTTCCAAAATTAGATGGAAGTACTTCAGTAACTTCTATTACTATATATTCAGATAAATTAGATAAATTTTTTGTATTTGGATTAAAAGATTATACACCATCTAAAAATAATGTTGAATATATAAAATGCTTATCTGAATATACAATGCTTATAGATTTTTTTAAATTAGTAAATAAAATTCAGGTAGATGCTTTAATTGGATGGAACTCATCTGGATTTGATAACCCGTTTTTAATTAACAGATTGTTTAAAATTATAAAAGATAACTATATAGAAAAAAATGGTAAAATACCAAAAGAAGATGAAAAAACTATTGAAAATAAAATATTAAATAAAGTTGGAAGTATAATATCACATTATTATAAAATAAATAAACCTAATAATTTTAATAAATCTAAATCAGATTTATTGCGCGTAGAACCTTTAGGATATTATTTTATAGATTTACTCGATTTTTATGAAAAATTTAGATATTCTAAAACTCCCGATTCTTATAAATTAGACAGTATTGCTAAACTTGAAGGTATCTCAGGAAAACTCCAGTATTCAGAAGATTATCTATATGAGATTGAACTAGAGAATGGTGAAATTTTAACATTAAAAGAAACTGATAATATTAAACTAAAAGATGGGAGAATAATTAAAGTTAAAGAGTTAACAGAAATTGATGAAATTTCAGATGTTTAAATAGAATATATAAGAGATATTAGAAGTGTATCTGCTCTGTGTTGGGACTCAGATACACTTCTAATATAGTCCCAACAGACACTCTTATAAATTTAAAATTATAGGAGTACTATATGTACTACACAGTTTACAAAATCACAAACTTAACAAATGGCAAGATCTATATAGGTGCTCATAGCACTACAGATCTAAATGATAAGTATATGGGCTCAGGGAAATTAATTCTTCGAGCTCAGAAGAAATATGGGATGAAGAATTTCAAGAAAGAAATTCTTTCTACCTTAGATTCAGAAAAGGAAATGTACAAGAAAGAAGAAGAGCTTGTCAATGAAGAATTTGTAAAAAGGAAAGACACGTATAATCTTTGTTTAGGTGGTAGAGGTGGCATGAAAGGATGTATTTTAGTTAAAGATAAAGATGGAAATATTACAAGAGTTTTTAATGATGACCCAAGATATTTATCAGGAGAACTTATATCGATCATGAAAGACAAAGTAATGGTTAAAGATAAAAATGGAAAAATTTTACAGGTTGATATTAATGATCCAAGATATTTATCAGGAGAATTAGTTTTTATTGGTAAAAATAAAGTTATCGTTAAAGATAAAGATGGAAATACAATGAGAGTTTCAACTACTGACCCAAGATATTTATCAGGAGAATTAATTTTTATTGGGAAAGGTAAAACTATCATTAAAGATAAAGATGGAAATATATTTCAAGTTGATGTAGATGATCCAAGATATTTATCAGGAGAACTTGTATCAATTATGAAAGGTAGAGTATCTGTTAAAGATAAAGATGGGTCTACATTCCAAGTTAATGTAGACGATCCAAGATATCTTTCTGGTAAACTTATATCAGTCATGAAAGATAGAGTATCTGTTAAAGATAAAGATGGAAAGATTTTTAAAGTTGATATCGATGACCCAAGATATTTATCAGGAGAATTAGTTTCAGCAATGAAAGGCCATTATCTTGTTAAAAATAAACAAGGTGAATGGTTTTCAGTTAAAAAAGACGATCCTAGATATCTTTCAGGCGAATTAGTAACGTGTGGAACTGGTAAAACTGTCGTTAAAGATAAAGATGGCAATACATTTCAGGTTGATGTAGATGATCCAAGATATTTGTCAGGAGAATTAGTCAGTATCCATAAAAATAAAATCTCAGTAAAAGACAAAAATGGAAATACAATGAGAGTTTCAACTAACGACTCTAGATATCTTTCTGGTAAATTAACTCATGTTGCTAAAGGTAGATGTCTTGTTAAAGATAAAAATAATAATATATTTTCAGTTAAAAAAGATGACCCTAGATATCTTTCAGGCGAATTAGTTCATTTAGGTACAAAATGTGTTTCTGTTAAAGATAAAGATGGAAATACAATGAGAGTTTCAACTAATGACCCTAGATATTTATCAGGAGAGTTAGTATCAATTATGAAAGGTAAAATAAATGTTAAAGATAAAGATGGAAATGTTATATGTATTTCTAAAAATGATTCAAGATATTTAAGTGGAGAACTAAATTTTGTTATTAAAGGTAAAGTAAATGTAAAAGATAAAGATGGAAATACATTTCAAGTTAATAAAAACGATCCTAGATATATTTCAGGAGAATTAGTTGGTGTTCATAAGAATAAATTACTAGCTAAAGATAAAAATAACTATAAAATATTAATTGATAAAAATGACCCTAGATATTTATCAGGAGAATTTGTTTCTTACAGTGTTGGACGAGTTTGGATAACTAAAAATAAAGTAAATAAGTTCATTGATAAAGATAAATTAGAAGAATACCTATCTAAAGGATGGAATAAAGGTAGATTTTATGCACAAAGAAAAGTACCTCTATATAATATTAGAAATTCAAGAGATGAAATTATAAAAACAGTTAGAGGGATAGATATGAGAACTATGCATTTATGGGGATATCTTAGGTGTACTTCAAAAGAAAATCCATTTAATCCAAGCCACGCTAAAACATTTATACGTATAAAAAAATATAACGTTGAATGGGCTATTGGGTGCTATTTAGAAAGTATTGGAGAAGGATATTTAGATAAAATTTAATCTTCGTTTAATGGAAGTTATGATATAATAAAGAAAAAGGTTAGTTTTGAAAATAAAAAGAATTAGTAAAAAATCGATAAATCTTGAATCTTTATATTCTGTAAATTATCAAAAATTTATTGATTATAATATACAGGATGTTGATATTTTAGCAAAAATTGATAAGAAAACATCTATATTAAATACAAGTATAGCTTTATGTAAATTATATAATTGTAATTTAGATTCTGTAATAGGAACAGTTACACCATGGAATCAGAAAATATATTGCGAATGCTATAAGAATAAATATGGAACACCTGAATTTTATGGAGATATTGAAGAAGTTGAATCTATTACAAATGATAGTAGTTTTAATCTTACTTCTAATTCTGAATATGATAACTATCCAGATTTTTTAGGTGGTACTGTGGGAGCTAATCCAGGTTTTTATAAATGGGTAGTTTCATTTGACTTTGCTTCACTATACCCAAGTATTCTGAGAGCTTGTAATTATGCATATGACTCACATATACCTTATTCAAAGGCTCCTAAGGAAATACAAGATATTGTAAAAAAATATTATTATGATAATAAAGCTATTCCAAGTACAATAAATAGACTTATCAATAATACTGCTGAAATAGAAAAAGAAGTCACTCCTATATTAAAAAAATATAAAATGCATATATCGCCAACTGGCGATATATTTGATACCTCGTATATTACATTTATATCTAAATTAGTGGATGACATATATAATGCTAGAAAAACAGACAAGAAGAAAATGAAAATGTATTCTAAAAAAGCCCAATTGTATAAAGATTATATACATGATATAAAAAATAACAAAAAATGCAAATTTATTAATGAAATTGATGAAGAAAATAGAAATAAATCAATTGAAGAGTTAGAAAAAATAATAGAAGATTATAATAAATTAGTAGTATATTATAATGCAGGTCAAATGTCAAAAAAACTCGCATTAAATAGTTTTTATGGAGCAGGAGGTAATAAATATTTTATATTATATAAATTAGAAATAGCTAGATCAATAACTGCTATAGGTAGATTATTAGATTTATACTGGATGGATAAATTACAAAAAAGACTATCTAAAAAAAATATAATAGCTCTTTGGGATACTGATTCAGGATATATAGTATTAGAAGATGTTATAGATAAATTACACAATCAAAAAAAATTAAATAAGAATGATTATGTTAATACTGCTAAATATATTGCTGATAAATTAGAACCTAAAATATCAGAATTTAATAAAAAGAATATAGACTATATTGGTAATATATATAACTTTAAAAGACCTGAGGTAATAGAACTTGAAAGAGAAATTATAGCATCATCTGGTATTGTAAATGGAATGAGAAATTATGCTATGAATGTAATAGATTCAGAAGGTACAATTTATCATGAGGGTTATATTAAAATGGCCGGATTAAATTTGAAAAAAACAAATATACCACCTGTAATTAGAAAAGAATTAAAAAAAGGGTTACAAATAATCCTTACTAAAACACAAAATGATTTTAGTAAATATTATACTGATATAAAGAAATATTATTATTCACTTGATTATAATGAAATAGCATTTCCAAAAAATGTTACATTTGAAAAACAATCTGAAAAAAGAATAAAAGAAGCTAAACAAAATTATATTAAGTATAAAAATAAAAGAAGTGTTCTTTTTGAAGAAAAGCAAAAAACTATTGATGATTTTTTAAATTATTCATTAACAGATAAAGGAGTACCAATACATGTAAGAGCTAGTCTAATATATAATAAAATAATAGAAAAAAATAAGTTAGAAACAAAATATAGATATATAGAAAATAAAACTAAAATGAAATATTTATATATTAATAAATCTGGTTTATCATTTAATTCAAATGTAATAGGATATTTAGATGAAAAATCTTGTATTCCATTTATAAAAGAATTTGGCTTTGATAAAATAATAGATAAAAAAACTATGTTTAATAAGACGATATTTGCTTCATTGGATAAATTAGTTGAAAATAGAGGGTGGAAATTTCCAAATAAAGTAAAAAAATCACTAATTTAAACTCGGTTTAATGTAAGTTATGATATAATAAA